CGTATCAGCTTTATAATGATGTTTTGCTGTATAGTCAACATGTCGTCGCACTCGATTGCATACACTCTTAAAATCGTTATTCTTGACTGTATCTTTCTTGTGATAACAGTCTGATGCTTTTAAGTTATTGACGATAAATGTAGCGATTTGAACTGTAGTCTTCACGCTCGCTGCGCTCGCTGCGCACGCAAGTGCGCACTCTACGATACTTGTCTTTGATACGTGATTCTTGAATAGTGTACGTGTCACTTCTAGTGTTTCACTAAAATCGAGAATACTTGTTTTCAGTGTTACACGTTTAATGTTTGTCGTGTCACTTGCTGCATTCTTGTCACTTGCTGCATTCTTGTCACTTGCTGCATTCTTGTCACTTGCTGCATTCTTGTCACTTGCTGCATTCTTGTCACTTGCTGCATTCTTGTCTTCTGTCTTCATAATGAACTCTCTTTCGTCTTTCGACGTATTTAATTGATGCACTCGACTTTAAATAATTGCGTGAGTGCTTATATTTAGAGACGTGACCTCACCTCAATATTTTGGGTATTTTTCCACAAAACACTCCTCCATTACAATCAATAACCAATAAACCACACCGAAATATTTTACCTGTTTTTCCACAAAAGACACCTCCAGTCAAATTATTACCAAATCCGTCCCCGATCAAAGCTATTCCCTATAACTGTGGACTCAGGATTCCTGGAGGAGATTTCCACAAAAGACACCTCCAATAAAACATTCTTCCCTATCCTTCACCTATGCATCCCTATTCTATTTTTACAAGACTTAAAACCCTTGGTATTAAAGACTATAAATATTTCTTCTTACAAAAGTAAAACAAAGTAATATAAACCTTGACTTCTACTTAACTTAATATTACAATCCTTTTAACAAACCAAGGAGGTTTATTATGAAAAATATTGGTGATATGAATCTTTATAAAGGTAAGATGGGAGAACTCCAATTAATAATGTGGGACGCCTTGCCGAACTGTTCAGAAGAATGCAGCATATACGAGGATTGTCCTTACGGGGCGGTACCTCACAAAAGACTTAAATGTGAAATGAGACGGAGATATCTCGAATCGGTTATGGGTTCCCTGGATAAAGGTATCCCAAAAAAAGACGAAATGAGTAACCTCTCTGTAGGTTTAATGATTGCTCCTTTGTTCTCTCATTTGATCAGTTTCAAAATCTTTGAGTACAGTACAGGTCATAATATTATGTATGGTAAAGGAGTCCATCCAGTATATAAGGAAATCCGTGCCACTATAAAAAGTATTAATGACATCCTCAGGGACCTTGGTATAAATAATAAGGACGGAAAAGACCGAGGATTAATTGATGGGAACTCCGACTATTATGATGATATGATTAAAAAAGGGAGGGTACCACAACCATGAATATAGAATCCTTACCAGTCAAGATGGAAGAACCTCTTACAATGGATGGTCCAATACTCTTGTTCCCTCCCCCCGAAGATGTTGTAAATACCTTTAATTACCAGGAGATTTATACTCCACGATTCTTTAATCATACCCCAGAAAACTATGAATGGTGGCTGGAATGAACCCTGAGAAACCAATCCTAAGAAGAAGGAAACAAGCCCCTATTACCTATCTATCGGGTGGTGAGGGGTTCATTAAATGGACAGAGGAGTTCGTCCGGATCAAGATTTATATCCACGGAGTTGCCGTTTGGTGTCCTGTGGGTGAATTACCTACTGAGCTTAATCCTGATACTGGTCGGTGTTCCCAAGATATGTGGAACTTCCAAAAGAGTGTTGCCCGGGATTGTCTCAGGATGGTTAATGGAAAGTTCCTTATTAGGTTGATTGTCTTATGTTGGATGAGAGGAGAGGGTAAATCCTTGTTCGTCTGTCTTGTTCAGTTATGGAAGTTCTTTAATTTCCCTGCCCAACAAATAATGCTTGGTGCTAATTCAAGAGATCAAGTTAAGTTCGTTCATTATGACATCATGAGGGACATCATCCTTAATTCTCCAAAGCTGATACAGATAGTCGGTGAAAGAAATGTACAAGAGAAAGAGATAAAGCTAAGGAACAAGAAAGGACACGTTGTTTCAATGATTAGAAGCATATCAAGTTTCAGTGGTATTGTATCCAATATTACAGGTTACACCTTCTCAGAGATATTCGATATGAAGAATCCAAAGTTCTTCACCCAGCTTGATGGCAGTATTAGGAATATTCCTAATGCTCTCGGAGTTATTGATAGTACCGTATCAGCTAAAGATCATATCTTATATAAACTGTATCAGACGTGGAAGAAGGGACTTGATCCTTCTCTTTATTTTTCTCATAGGGACTCGGCTAAGGCATCCCATAAAGATTTTACCAATCCAGAAATGGATCAAAAGCAGCTTAATTCCTATAAAGCTAAGTTTCCCTCCAGAGAGTTCGCCATGTATTTCAAGAATACTTGGGACGCTGGTGCTAAAAAAATGTTTGCTGAGGAAACCTTCTTGGCTATGCACTATATGGGGTTCAGAAATTCCCTTGGTGAACAGAACAAGGTTATCAGTACCATAGCAGCTCATCTTAAAGCAAGAGAGGAGAATAAAGTTCCATTAGATGAGGAATTCCATGACGGAACCAGAGATGCTATGGTAAGAGATTTAATACCTATTGAGAAAGTATACCAATTAAAGACTTCCTTTAATCAACCCAGGGCTATTACAATGGATGAACTGGAAGAACTGGGTAAAATATATAATACGGACTTCGTTCTCCAAGTAGGTGTTGATAGGGCTGATCCAATGAAGCAAGATATCACACATGGTGCCAGGACCATTGTAACATTGATTGCAAAGGGATTACCTGGTAGTAAAAATAATCCTGCTATCTTATTACAGCAGGATACCACCATCTTTAAATATATGTACTTTTTGATTGATCTGAAGCACGTTGAGCTAAATGATATTAATACTATTAAAGAGATTATTGAGGATTACGTGGAAAGGTACGATGGTGTTGAGTCCTTATGTACAGAAAGATGGGGAATGTGGGATATTGGGGAATGGTGTGAAGGATTAGAAATAGAGTTCTTCCCATTAACAGCTTCTTACCCAGTACAGCGGGATGGCTTCTCAGAATTATTTGGTATAGTTAGTGAAGGTAGGTTTAAAGCTCCAGAGCTTGTGGTGAGAGGAAGTAAATTAGATGATATTTTGGAGGAAGAATTCCTATTGTTCGATCACGATCCAGTCACCAAGTTTTATGGTAGTCCAGAAAAAAGAGAAAAGTTAGGTACTCAGGATGATACCATGTTCAGTATAAATTGGGCGATTTATGGAGGACGGTTTCTTTCAGTTGATGATTTTAAAGCCAGGAATGTTATTACAACTCTTGGAGAGTTTTATGGAGATACTAAAGATTTAGTGGGGAATTATAAATGAATACTTTAAATGTTTTATCTAATATATCTGGTTTAAGTAAAAAAGATATAAAACAAATAGCAAAAGAAGTTATGGAAAATAATAAGTTACTCAAAAATTGTAAATTTCATAATTTTACAATTGTGGTTGATAAAAGAAAATTTAAATGTACTAATTGTGGTGGTGTAGTGGCGTATTCAAAAAAATATTGGTATGAGTTGGGATTAACTCATAAAAATAAGATTTAAGAGGAGTCCGAAATGAAAAAGATTAATGGGTTAAGTAAAGAGCTTTCCCAGGAAGAATTCGATGCTGCCATTGATGAGATGCCAGCAGATGTACTACAATATGTTGCTCAAGCTTTTTCACCATGGCAATCACCAACAAGAGAGAATGATCAAGCATTTCTTGATTCGGATGGATTTGAAGTAGGTGGCGTTTCAACTACTGATTTCAAAAAATTCCCGCAGATGCAGAAAGCTTGTTGGGAAAAGTTTAATACTAATCCACATCTTAATTCTCATGTCAGAGATGTTATGGGAAATATGACAGGATACGGTTGGGATATTGCTTCCGAGATTACAGAGATTGATGATCTTATATATGAGGAAACTTATGATATAAGGAATGAATTATATAAGAATTTCCCCAAGTACGTTGCAAGAAGTGAAATAGAGGGGGAATTATTCTTGGCTTTGACTGTCCATCTTGATGGTTTTGTTGAGGTTGATTTTATGGACCCATCTTCTTTAAAAGGTGGAGGTGATTATAATTCTGGTATCTTTTTTCATCCAAAGAAGCTAACCATGCCTCTTTTTTACAAGTTTGAGGTAAAAGATGATAGAGGAAACAGTGTTTCTCAAGTATTTCCAAGCATTTACGTTGCTCATTACCCCGAATTCGCCAAATTAATCGAAAATAAGGGCAAAATAACCCAAGAAGAACTGAAAATGGCGAAAACTACTTCAAAAAAACATAAAAGTATTGGTGGTTTTAAGACGTTTATTGTCTCCTGGGATAGAGGTTTTTTGACTCCTAGGAACTTATCTCACATTTCAACCACGCTTGAATGGATTAATCATTATGTAAATCTTAAGAAATGGGAGATTGATCATAAAAAATCAGCTGGTAGTTATCTCTGGGTTGTCAGTCTTACGGATACAAAGGCTTTTAGAACCTGGTTAAAGATGACGGATACTCAGAAAAATGAGACTGGATTGACTGCAAAGAAGACTCCAGGTGGTACCTTGATACTTCCACCAGGTGTAACAATTGAAGTTAAAAGTCCGACGTTGCCTACAATATCAGAACAAGATACTGATATAATGCACATGATAACTTCCGGGTTAAATAAACCAGAGGATATGGTTACTGGTCAGACTAAAGGTGATACCTTTTCTGGTGTTAAAGCATCCAGAGGACCTGATGTTGATAGAACCCATCATGAAACCGCCTTCTTTGAAAGATTTTTACGTTATGATTTTTGGAGAAGTATTTTTATCCTTAAGAATAAGGTAATTAATTCTACTCTTAAATATAAGGTTAAAAAAGCCACTTCCTTCAAAGAGAAAAAACCGATCTTTGAAAATAGAATATTTCCACCTTGGGAATTAATTGATTTCGATTTTCCAGTATCCGAATCAGGAGATGTGGAAGGACTTGCCAGAGCTTATCTTGGAGTTAAACATCCAAGTGTTGTTGAGGTTCTTGGAATTCCACGTTCAGCAATTGCTAAAAAACTTGGGTTTGCTAAGTATGGTAAATCAAGATTGCAGTATGAAACGGAAGAGGAATTATTGCCTGATCTTCCATTGACGGCGGAGTTAGATAGTATTCAAGAAGGTGCACAGGAACCAACTCTTCCAGATAATAAAAATAAAGATAAGGTTATTAAACCAGTTAAAAAAGAGGAAAAAGTTAAATTAATCAGACGGAAGAAATAAAAGTGTTGACATTTGTAGAATCCTGATATAAAGCATAGATAGATTCCATTTTGGATTAGAATTACCATTTATGAATTCAAATTTACTATTTAAACAACAGGAGGTCCCATGTGAAAAAGTTTTTAGCCTCTCTATTAAATGAACCGTGGTTAATAGAAGAGGCATGGCTTGAGATGATGGTCCAGAATTTTGTAAAAGAGGACCTCACCCAAGATCCTGAATCCCTTAAAATCTTGAAGTCTGAAAGATTAGCTGGCGCAAGAACTGCGGAGGTAAGGGGTGATGTTGCTCATATTCCAATTCATGGTCCTATTTTTGCAAGACCTAATTTTTTAACAGAATGGTTAGGAATTGGTTGTGTTTTGACAACCATTACTGGAGATATACAAACAGCCATAAATAATCCAGATGTCAAGTCTATATTACTTGATATCGACAGCCCAGGAGGAACTGTTACAGGGATCAATGAAGCATCCAATTTTATTAAAATGGCTGGAAAAGAAAAAGATATAACAGCTTATATAGGTGGCGTTGGCGCCTCGGCGGCATACTGGCTTGCTTCCGCGGCTAAAGAGATAGTTCTTGATGCCACTTCCAGAGTTGGTAGTATAGGTGTAGTCGTTGCTTATCCCACTCCCCAAGGGAAAGAAGATGGATACATCGAATTGGTAAACACCGCAAGCCCATCAAAAAGACCCGATGTTACTACGGAGAAGGGCAAAAAAGTCATTACTGCTGAATTGGACGATCTTGCTGATGTTTTTATTAGCACCGTTGCGACAAATCGTAATGTATCCGTTGATACAGTAAAAAGTGACTTTGGTAAAGGTGGAGTGTTAGTTGGTCAGAAAGCCATCTCAGCCGGGATGGCTGATAGACTTGGTTCTTTTGAAGAATTAATGACCGAAAATAATAACAAAGAAGGAGAAACTTCCATGTTGACAATTGATAAGCTTAAAGCTGATCATAAGGAAACTTATGACCAAGTTGTAGCTTCTGTAACAACTGAGGTCACGGCTGGTTTGCAGACCGCGAATGAAGGTGTTCTTGCTGCCAAAGATACCGAAATTGCTGGCAAAGATACTGAAATTACGGATCTTAAAGCAAAACTTGCCGCTTCAGAAACAAAAACAGAAGGTATGGAAACCCGTGTGAAAGCTCTTGAAAAAAGAGATGTCTTGAGGGATGAAGAGGCAAATAAAGCCCAGGCTGCAAGTATTATGGATGCAGCAATCCTGGCCAGTTCTATTCCGGAAAGACTTCATGCAAAAGTCACCCGGGTTGATTATAATGTACACATGACAGATGGCAAACTTGATGTTGCCGGTTTTACTGCTGCTGTTTCTGCGGAAGTTAAAGATTGGGAAGATTCAGTCGGTGCTACTGCTCCCATCCAGGGGCCAGGCGGAATTCCTAAATCTGAGACTACCGATCCTGATGTCGAAGCCGATGATGAAGCCGTTGACCGTATGCTGGGTTATGTTCAGACAAAGAAGGAGGCATAAACGATGGCTATTCGATCTGATGCCCGCTTAGGCGGTAGTATTCCTCAGTTTCACAGAGTCCCAGAAACTCCCGGACTTAAACCTTTATTCCATTCTCAGAGAGATATTGCCCTGATTCTGGACAAAACCGTTAAACCTGGTTATGGTGTACTGAAAGCTGGAACAGTTATGGCACTTTGTTCTATTACTGGTAAACTGTATCCTTATCCCCAGGCTTCTGCAATCCTGAATGATACTAATGCAAAAGCATATCTGGTTGCCGATGCTGGTAGTGCCGCAACCGTTCTTTACACCACAATTGAAGATTCTTACAAATTTCAAGTTGCTGATGAATTGATCCTGGATGGTGATTACTCAGGCGTTATTGAAGTCCAGAGTATGGATGATGCCACACCTGCTCAGAATGATGTATATGTTTTGACACATACGGCAAGCGGTACTATTTTGACTACTGCGGCTCTCGGTGCTACACCTGATTCAAGTGATGTTCTTGCTGGTTTGATTGGTGGTGCTAATGTTGCTGCCTATGCCGCTGCTCCTTTTACTTTGGCTGATGATACCACAAAGCTTACAATCACTTGGAAAGCTGTTGGTGTACAAACACTTGCTGTTGGTACAAAAACTGTTGGTACTTCTGTTCCGACTATTACACAAACAACTGCTGGTACTGCTTATGATGCCACTCTTACTGATGCTGAAAATCTTGGTGCCATCGTATCCATTGATCGGACTGCTGTTAATAGTACTCAGGCAGAGATTACATTCACTACTGCAATTACCAATTATGCCAATTTCACCACTGCAAAGTACGCCAATTTGTACGTGAAAAGTGATGGTGTTGCTGCCACTCCGTTCGCGGAAGCTAAAAGTATTTTGGATGCCGACATTGATACTGGCACTGGTGAATTTGCCGTTGGGGCACTGACTTCCACCGTTATCTCAAATGCCGTTCTGTATACAGCCTCTTTAATTGGGCTGGATGCTGCTGCCATTACTGATTTGGGTACTGTAACCGATGGTCGTTTTACGATTCTGAAATAAGGAGACAAGTTGATATGAAAGGTTCTGAAGGCATTGCGTCCTTAAAACTGGAAAATCTGAACAAGCTTATCAGTAAATTTGATAAGGCTCCAGGAATGTTCTTCTCTAATTTGTTCCCTACAGTCAAATATGAGTCGGATACAATTCGCTGGGAAACTGAATATGGTTCTGCCGGTATGACGCCGTTTGTAGCCCCTGGTACAGTCGCACCCGCTGTTGGTGTTGATGGAACAGGCGAAGCAAGCGCCAAGGCAGCTTTTTATAAAGAAAAAATGTATTTTGATGAGGAATTTCTCAATAACATGAGACAACCCGGCACATGGGCTACTTATCAAATGGCAGAAAGAAAACTTTCTCGTGGTATGAGTAAGTTGGATTATCGTATCCAGCGAAGACGGGAATGGATGATGTCCCAAATGTTTATTGAGGGCAGTTTTTCCTATATCCAGAAAGGCGGAGCAAAGTTTACCGTTGATTATGGTGTTCCCAGTACACATAAAGTTACCCTTACCGCCAATGATCGTTGGAATGTTGTTCATGCGGACAGTGATCCCATTGAAGATATTTTTGATGCAAAGGTTATTGTGGCTGATGATTCTGGCAGTCCCGTCAGTGTTGCTATGTGTAACAGTCAACTCCTGAAAGTCCTGATGATGAAAGCTTCTCTTCAAGACCTGCTTGCAAAATCTGCATTTGGGAACGGAGACTTGTTTGCTAATCCTTCAGCGGTTGTTGGTAATCTTCTGGGTGTTGGTCCGCTGGTACTTTATGATGATCTGTATGAAGTCCCTGCCTGGCTTACTGGTACAGTAACTGGTGGATCCACAACTGAGATTTCTGTGGATGATGCTTCTGATTTTGCCGTTGGTGGAGAACTTCGTTTCCATGATATGAGTGAAGTTAATACCTGGGAAGATTCCACTATTTCTGCTGTTGATGTTGAAGCTGGTACCGTTACAGTTGATACAGCCCCTGCTTCCTCTTATGTTGCTGGTGAAGATAAAGTTACCATGAAGAAAAAATTCATCGCCGATAATAAGTTCTTCATGTTCAGCACTACCCAGGATGGAGCGAAAGTAGCCGAGTTCATGGAAGCTCCTTACGGAAATACTCGTAGATGGGGCAAGTTTGCTGACAGAAAAGACGAATGGGATCCTGAGGGTTTGTGGTTGAGAATTCAGGATAAAGGTCTTCCGGTTATGTACTATCCGGATACAACTTTTACCTACACCGTTTATTAACAGGTAGGTTTATTTAATTCTGGGCATGGATTGAAACAAATCCATGCCCATTTTAAAAAGGAAAACAATCATGATTGTCGTGAAATTAAAGTCCACTTTAAGAGTACATGAGAATGGTAAAAAAGTAATTAAACCGGCGGGTTTGATATTCCGAGAGAGTAAAAGGGAAAAACTTCCTGAGTGGCTCCTTGATGAGATAGAGTACTGTCAAAAAACTATAGCATGTGACACACTCATAATTACTGAAACGCAGGAAAAAGAGCAAGGAACAGCTCCCGTTATTGATAATGATACAAAACCTAAATTGAATAAACGAGCAAAATAAAAATAAGAGGTAATTATGGCTTTTGCAAGTGAAGCGGAGTTAATAACTTTTGTTAAGACTACAATGGGATCCTCTTATACTAAGGTGGATACTGCTGGATATAATTCTGCTGTTACCTTAGCTTTAACAGAACTTCATTGGACAATTCCTGTTGATGATGATCAAAAAGAATATTGGATGGTAGAAAGAACCAAACGACACCTTACCTATATTCTTCTTTTTGAATCTGCCGACCGCTTTCAATACAAAAAATTAAGTCTCCAACATAGATTTGATCATTACATGCAATTAATAAAATTAATGGATACAGCCTTTACTACAGCCTTGGATGATGACCCAAGTCTTTTTGATGTTTCAACCTGGCCTAATTTGACTTTCTATCTTACGAATGGTTTTGTTTATGATATAGATGGAGAAGATTTAACCTATTTAGATTTGTAGAAGGATATCAATGAGTATTGGAGAAGATATAAAAAGTGTAATCCAGGAACTTGGTACTCCTATTACTATTCTTCAAAGAGATGGCAGTACGGTAACAGGAGAATATATTGATTATGATAATTATTATGAGCAAAGTACTGAATTTATACGGCAATTTTGTTATTCCGGTGATTTCCAGTATGATTCTGTAGCTATTCCAGGAGATATAATTCAGTTCGGTACTCAAAATTTGATGCTGATGAATAAGAAGCATACTCGTTTTGAAAATGATGTTGTGGATTCAAGTTGTTTCTTGATCGAATGTAATAACTTTGGTAAATTTCTTAGGAAGGTAGATACCAGAAATGCAACTACCAAGAAATTAACCTCCGCTTGGTCAACTATTGTTAAAGATAGTTTATACGGTTTACTGATTTCCAGAAAAGCAGAGAATGAAGAAATTGGTGATTTATCCAATATTATTGAAAAGTATACACTATTTGTCCCAGCGGGTACAACTATTCTTCCTGGTGATAGATGGTTTCCAAGTAGAACCGTTTCAACCGAATATTATGAAGTCCTCACAGTTGATGAGTACAGATTTGATGGTATGTTGTCAATTGGATTAATTGAGGATTCCAGATAATGGCTGCTCCTATCCCCAAAAATATGCTTTTCTCCCTTAACGGGATAGATTTTGCTGCAGGGTATGGAAGTCTTGTAAATGCACATCAATTATACGGTGCTGGTGCGTCTACTATGGCATATTGGAGTGAAACGGATGGCGGTGGTAGATTTACAGTAAAAACAAGCCAGGCATTCATTGCACAATTAAAACAATGGATGAAGACTGAAAAGTTTAAAAGTGGCATTGCTTATAATTCCAGATATGGTAAGTGGAAATATAAAGTTGATAATAGAGAATGGATGCTTACTGGAAATGTTTATAATAATATAGCTGTTATTTGGCGTGGTAAACATGGACGGACTGTAGGTATTAGGAGAGATGTAAAAGTACCAAGAATAGGTTTGAATGGTAAACAATATGGTACTATAAGTATAGCGGCGTATGCTGCTATTAATGAGTGGGGACTTGGTGGGCATCCAGCACGACCTTTATTCCGACCAGCTATGGAAGAATTTGTAGCCAGAAGATTTCCACCCATGGTTAAAATGATGAAAAGGGCATTGATACTTGCTTTGAAAAAAGAAGGTAAAAAAATCTCCCCTGCTGAATCTGTTGGTAGTGCCAGTAATACTATTTCACAAGCTTCTTTATCTGGCATGTCAAAGGTTGCTGGTAGTAATCCAGATGCTGATTTTAAAGCACAAGCGATCCAAGTAATTGCCGCTAATTTAGGTTCAAAGAAAGCCACAGGTTCAAGTAAAGGTATTGGTGGACAATCTAATAAGTGGGCTCGTGGAACTACTCGACCTACTGGGAATTCTGCCATGAAGTATTCTGAGGAAGTTTTGGATTCTTGGATGAAAGCTAATGGTTATACCGAGGATGATCTGTATACACCAGCATTAGATATTTCTGGATTACAAGTTAAATTTGGAGGTATAAAATAAATGGAATTAATTGATATTCAACCACAAGAGTTCATGCTTATGTACGGAATTACATTAACCAATCTTAAAAAGTTAAGTATCATATTGGATAATATGCAGTTTAATTACAACAGTACTCTTCCTGAACACATGGAAGCTAAGGAGTACTTAGAGACTGGGTTATACCCAGCTATTCAAGCAGGTTTAAAAGCAGCAGGGGAAACAAATGACTCTTGATCCAACAATAAGGGAAGCTGATTTCAGAGGAAGTATTAAAAAGTACTTCTTGGATACCATTGAAACTTTAAGCAGTACAAAGGTATTCTTTGAGGAATTAGAGGAAATACCTTTGAGTTCTGGAAGTACAGAGTATACAAAATGGTGTATTATTCATTTTGGTAGGAGAGACCTTGGACCGGTATCAGAGCAACAAATAACTATTGAGTTGTTCACAAAAGGTGATAAAGAAGGAGATATTCTTGCGGATCTTGTTGATACAGTGATGGGATATATTATTGATGAAACTAAACCCACAGGACTTGTAACTATTCCTTACTACAATACACTTAGTACTTGGACTGTTATTGGTGGTATAATTCC